GATGACCCTCGTTATTCGAGGGGAGAGATGGCCTTGTATGACGACGCTGGAAACAATAACTATTCTGTGCGTAGGATTAAACTTGAAAAAGGTACTCTAGCGACAGATTGGAGTCCAGCGGTTGAGGACACTGATGGGCTTATCACTGAAGCTAAGGCTACCTTCGAGCGGACAGCTCAGGGCTTGCGAACCGATTTATCAGCTATTCAGGAATATGTCAACAAAGACGGTCAGCGACAGGAAGCATTACAGAGCTATGCTCGTGAGGAAAGCGCAAAACAAGCGACGGCTGTACGTGAACTGGTAACGAAGGACTATGTAGGCAAAGCGACTTATCAGGAAACTGTAAGAACTATTGAGAACAAGTTCGAAGCTATCACGAATCCACAAAATGGTTCGATTGCTACTCAAATTGCTAACTACAAGAAATCAGTTGATGGTAGATTTGCAGATATCACCTCACTGATTTCTGGTAAAGCCAACCAGACTGACTTCCAGCGTGTAAAGGAAACCAGTCAGCTTTACGAGCGGATTTTGGGCAATACTGAAAATGGAATTGCGGATAAGGTTGCTCGTATGGCCATGACCAATCAGCTGTTTCAGGTTGAAGTTGGCAAGGCATTTGCGGAACATCAGAATTTATTCTTAACCTCAACTCTCACTAAAGGATTTTTAGGGAATAATGGAATCATTAACGTAGCGAATGCTACAGAGAAGGAGGTTACATCCGATTTCATTTCAGTGAACCCAAATGAAAAAATTATTTTCCAGCACTGGGTAACTCTTCCTGAGAATGGAATGGCTTGGACCGCTTGGCAATTTTTCGATAAAAACAAAAATCCTATTGATAACCGTAAACCAGGCTTAAATGCTTATAAAAAAACTGTAGGCAAACAACACAACATCAATCAAATCACTGTACCAACGAATGCTTATTTCGTCAGATTCTCAGCTCGTATGTACGATGATGGTTTGATAAAAGTAGAACAGGGATCAGCTCCATCTGATTACTCAGTAGCACCAAATGATGCTCTTGAAGCTGTGAAAACCGTCCAAAGACAGTTGGCTGGCTCATGGGCTGTTCAGAATCTAACTAGTGCAGGTTCAATCGTTTCTCAAATCAATGCGACGAACAATCAAATTTTGGTTGAAGCTGAAAAGATTCGATTCAAAGGTAAGACCTTAGCTGATCAACTGACAGCTATTGACGGTTATTTCAAACGATTATTCGTCGGTGAAGGGAACTTTGCGACCTTGAACACAGAGGTTTTGAAGTCCAATTCAATTACAGCAGATAAGTTAGTCATGGATATGGCCATGGCAAGACGTTTTGTTTCAAGCGATATCTTCACGAACACGCTTGCTTCTAAAACTGCGTTTATAAACCAACTTCAATCGGTCATTGTATCATCTACTCTTCTTGAGGGGTATAAAGGCTGGATTGGTGGATTCCAGATCGGTACTCACAATTCAGGTTCTGGCCGTTGGATAACCGGTCGCAATCAATTTGCTGTCGGGATAGGTGATGGTGAAGGTGGCAGTGGTCGTACTGCACTATGGGTCAATTGGGGGTATTCTTGGAGCTCACCAGGTACTGAGGCTTGGTTTGTAAAAAACAACGGCAAGATGTTCTGTTACAACACCGCTGAATTTTGGAGCACACCAGTTATTCACGGTGACTTGAAAGTTACAGGAAGAATTCGTTATGATAGTGGTGTTTGGATTTATTCTGGTGAATACGAGAAGATTGGACGAAGCAGTAAAGATTATTTTTATCTGGAAAAAGCCAGTGGTGCCAGAGATTGGTTCCCAGCTTGGAACGATACTTCTGACCGCAGACTTAAATCAAACATTCAAGAGAGTAGTGTTTCAGGGGTTGATGTTATTAATCGTTTGAAAACGTATAGTTACCGAAAAGAATTTAATAATGAGGTAGAGGATATCTCATGCGGTATCATGGCTCAAGATGTGCAGAAGTACGCTCCAGACGCCTTTCGTGAGGGTCCAGATGGAGTTTATACATACAACACATTTGCATTGGTACCTTACCTAATTAAAGCCATCCAAGAATTAAATCAAAAAATAGAAAAAATGGAGAAAACAATAGCATGAATAGCAACATGGACGCAGTAGTAAATCAGTTAACACTTGATTCACTGACTAAAAAGCTAGCAGTCAGTGAGCAAGAATCAGCTAAGAATGAAGCTCTTTATTTGTATGCAGCAAGCGAATTGCATACGATGAAAGAGGTTCTAGAATACGACCCAGCTCTAAAAGAGTTATTTGAAGAAGTGAAAGGAAAAATGACAAATGGCAATTAATAATTATGAACTAGCAAGCAAGCCTTATACTCGAGGATTTGGAGATAATATCAAGACAGTAGTTGAAATTCGTTTATCAGAAGGCAATCGCTACAGCACGAACATGCGCGAACTTTCAGGAGATCGCACAAGTGAACCAGAAGATGTTTTGATTCAAGATGTGCTGGATATCCTAAAAGCTGAGCTAGATCCAGGCAGTGCCATCGTCAAAACACAGGCTAAACTGCAAGAAGCAGAACAGAAACTGGCTGAGGCTGAGCAGAAAGTAGCTCAAGCTCAAGCCAATCTTGAACAAACCCAAGAGAAATTGAGTCAAGCAGAAGCGAAGCAAAATGACCTTGAAGCATTTGCGAACCGCATTAATAAAGTAGTGCGAGTGATGGCTCAAGATTCTATCATGGGTGAAAAAATCGCCTACGGAACAACCTACAAGGAACTTGTCGAACTCTTCCCACTTGTTGAGGAAGGCAAGGCTTATCAACCAGGTGATATGTTTGTCGTTGAAGATCCTGAACACGCTGAATTGAATGGCGAGGGCAAGCGTGTCTTGATTCAGACAAATCAGGCTTTCACTTACAAAGGCGAATCTCTCAAACAACTTGAAGGTGGACCATCTCAAAATGGCCTTCTTGCGATTTGGAAGTGGGATGGCCAAAAGAATGGAAGTGATCTTGATACCACTAGAGTTCCTGGACAGTAGATTGGAAGTGGTCTGATTGGAATTACTAGCATTTCTGGATAAATTGAGTCCGATTCTAATCGTGATCATTCCTAGCTATTTTTCGTTTAAAAGCACGCAGAATACAAAAGAGACTGACAAGTAAATCAGTCTCTTATCTGACAAAATTAGCGCTATTGAAAAGACAGTCTCAAACGTTGAGAACATTGGCAAAGATAATAGCAAAGGATTGAGTGTTATTGGAAAAGGTCTTCAAAGATTACAGCGTTTTCGATTGCAAGAAAACCTAAAAAAAGCAATTAGACGAGGCAATACCAATCAGCATGAGATTGAGGAATTGTCTCGTCTTTACGAAAGTTATGTCGAGCTTGGTGGAAATGGAGCCATCAAGGTACTGTATGAAAAATTTCTAGCATTGGAAATTGTGGAGGAAAATATAAATGCAACAGATTAACGAAATCATCACAAACGGAGCAATCAGCATCCTAGTCATTTTGATTGGCATTGCAGTCAAGGCAGTCAAAGACTACCTTATTAAGAAGGGTGGTGAAAAGACTGTCAAAATTGTCGAGATTTTGGCTAAGAACGCAGTAAATGCCGTGGAGCAGGTCGCTTCTGAGACTGGGTACAAGGGCGAAGAGAAGCTGGAGCAAGCACGAGCTAAAATCCGTGCTGAACTTGGCAAATATAACATTAGTATGACTGACAAGGAACTTGATACATTTGTCGAGGCATCGGTTAAAGAAATGAATGATGCGTGGAAGGAGCAGTAGACATGGTCAAAATCATCAATAATACAATTTTTAATGGAATTGCAGGTTCACGTCCAACTGAGAAGCCAAAATACTACGTCATGCACAATGATGCTGGAAGAAAGACCCCTGAGAGCTATATAGAGTGGCTCCAGTCACGGTATGATAATGGCCAGTCTGAACTTGGATTCGCTCATTACTACATTACTAGTGATGCAATCGCTCGCGTTGAAGATACTTACAATGGTTCTTGGAGCGCTGCTAACTATGATGCTAACATGAACTCTATCAGCTATGAAGTCTGTCAGCAACTCAATGCAACAGATGCCGAGTTCATTGAAAATGAAAACATGGTATTGCGACAAATGGCCGAAGATATGACCTATTATGGTGATACTCCGAACTATTCAAACATCAAGTTCCATAATGAATTTTCAAGTACCTCATGCCCTGCTCGTTCTCTGGAATTGCATGGTGGTTACAATGATAGCTTGCGTGACTATGTTATTGCTAAAATCAAACATTATCAATCCCTTGGTTCAACCGTCCAAGAAATGCTTGCGAAAGAAGGCAACCAAGAAGGTTGGAAGAGAAATTCAACTGGCTGGTGGTATGTCAATGCAGATGGTTCTTATCCAATAAACAAATGGCAGAAGATCGATAATGTCTGGTATTACTTCGATAGTAACGGCTACATGAAAGCTAACACATGGCACAAGCATTCAGACGGATACTGGTATTACTTACTTCCTAATGGCGCTATGGCTACAGGATGGGTGCTTATCAGTAACAAGTGGTACTACTTCAAAGAAGACGGTAAGATGGCCACTGGTTGGGTTAAGTATAAGGAACACCTATACTATCTCGATTACCAAAAAGGAGAAATGGTATCAAATGCATTTGTAAAATCAGCAGATGGCACAGGTTGGTACTACCTCAAATCAGATGGAACAATGGCAGACAAACCAGAGTTCACAGTCGAGCCTGATGGCTTGATCACTACGAAATAA